TGACAAGTGGACATCAGAAGACACCTGTCCACAGGACATCACAGACTTTCTGAACGGCATTGACAACAATGCAGAACTGACAGTGTACTTCAACAGCTGTGGCGGCGATGTATTCGCAGGAATTGGCATATACAACATTTTGAAACGCCACAAAGGACATATCACAGGCATTGTGGACGGAATTGCAGCGTCAATCGCATCCGTGATCCTTATGGCGTGCGATGACATTGTTGTGTCAACAGGCGCACAGATCATGATTCACAAGCCGCTGACAATGGCGTGGGGCAATGCAGACGACTTCGCGGCGGTTATAAGCCAGCTTGACAGCTGTCAGCAGATGATCACAGACATCTACATGACAAAAGCAAAGGAAGGCGTGACAGCAGACCAGCTTGAAGAACTGATCAATGCAGAAACATGGATGTCAGAAAGCGAAGCATCAGAGTGTCGCACTTCAGACTATTTCAACATCAAAGTGGATGAATCAGCGGAAGCAGTCGCAGCATGTGTCGGCTACATGATAGACAGATTCAAACATGCGCCAGCAGGAATGAAGACTGAAACAGCTGAAGACATCGAAGCAAGACAGCAGCAGGCAGACGAAACAGAAGAAATTCTGGGCGATCTGTACATGTATGGAATTTAAGAAAACGGAGGAAAAACAATGAGCAAAGAAGCAAGAGCGTTACTGAAGAAAATCAATGACAAGAAGAACGCGATCAAATCCCTTGTGAATGAGGGAAAGACAAAGGAAGCAAAGGAAGCGAAAGCAGAACTTGTGGACATGCAGGATCGTTTCAACATCCTTATGGACTTAGAGGATGACGAGGACAAGGACATCAAAGACCAGATTGACAAGGACGAAGCAACAAAGGCTGAAGGTAAGGACAAAGCACCTTCCAAGAAAGACATCGCGCGCGCGTTTGTCAATCGTATTGTCTGCGGAATGCGCAAGACAAAACTGAATGAAAAGGATCAGAAGATCATGGACGCAATGTCAGAGAAGTCAGACGAAGACGGCGGCTTCACTGTACCGCAGGATATTCAGACAGACATCCATGAGTTGAGAAGAACAGACGATGACCTTGAACAGTATGTCAATGTTGAGCCTGTCAGCACATTGTCAGGAAGCAGAGTGTTTGAAGTCGATGCAGATTCGACACCATGGGACGATGTTGACGAAGGCGAAGAGTTCGGAGAGGAAGAAACGCCGAAGTTAAAACAGATCAAGTACAAGATCAAGAAAAAGGGCGGCATCTTAAAAGTTACAAGGGAACTTTTGCAGGATACAGCAGAAAATATTCTGGGCTTCCTGAATAAGTGGATCGCGAAGAAGTCAAGAGCCACAAGAAACGCTGCAATTTTGAAGAAACTTGCAGAAATCACAACAGGAAAAGAAGTGGCAATCAGCGGATATGACGACTTGAAGGATGTCTTCAATGTGACACTTGATCCAGCGATTGCATCTTCTTCAATCGTTCTGACAAACCAGTCAGGCTTCAACTACCTTGACAAGATCAAGGACGAGCGTGGCGACTACATTTTGCAGCATGATGTGACAGACAAGTCAAAGATGCTTCTTTTCGGTGTATATCCGATCAAGAAAGTCAGCAACAAAGTGTTGAAGAATGTGGAAGTTAAGTCAGACGGAAGCAACGTGTCAGCGTACAAATACCCGATCTACATGGGCGATTTGAAGGAAGCAATCACTTTATTTGACCGAGAGAAGATCAGCATCGAACTTTCAACCGAAGCTGGCGACTTATGGGCGAAAGACCAGACAGGAATCAAGGTGCGTGACAGATTCGATGTGCAGGCATTTGATGAAGAAGCAGTCATCAAGGGAGAAATCACAGTTCCTGTTGCTGGTTAATGGCAGCAGGCTTCAGGAGAGGAGGAAAAGACATGGAACTGGAAGAACTGAAAGCATATTGTCGCATCGACTATGACGATGACGATGAAGTGATCAAACTGATTTATGCAGCAGTGCTGGAAGAAATGACAGACCTGATCAAAGACTTCAATCCTGAAGCACTCACGAACCGCCAGAAGTTATTGATCTGCATGTATGTCAAAGAAGCCTACGACAACAGGGACAGAACAGCACCAACAGACGACAAAGTCAGATTCGCGGTGCAGTCGATGATGTTGAAAGAAAGGTTGAAGTGATATGTCAAGCGCAAGAATCAAAATATACAAATACCAGTACGGAAAAGTTGATGGAAGGCGAGTGGAAACAGAACCGATCTTGTATCACGAATGCTGGTGCGAGATCGGCAGCCTTTACGGAAAAGAACTGTACAGGGCAATAGAAATCAGGCTGGAAGACGCGATCGTGTTCGATAATGTCAGGTATTGCAAGAAGGTCAAAGAGATTGCAGCACACTTGAAGGACTACTTCGTGGAGTACGAAGGCGAAAAGTACAACATTTTTGCAAGGGACTTCAGACAGAACGACAAGCAATATGTACAGCTGAAGGCGAACCGCATCACATAAATGTGTCAGATTCTGACACAGGGAAGGAAACAGCATGAAAGTGACTTTTGAATTTGAAGGGCTGAAAGAACTTCAAAACAAACTGGAAACACTTGTAAGCGATTCGGAAATCAGAAAAACAAACAAGCAGATATTCCAGCGTTCTGTTGATTATACCGAACCACGAATGAAGACAGTTATGGCAAGGTCGGCAGACAATTCAAAGTCAGGAAAGAAGGGGTACAGACCTTCTGGACATGCTGCGGATAATATCCCCACGAAAGTGACAACAAAGGGCGGCGAAGTCGGCTGGACACTTCTGGGCGATGCAGAAAACTGGTTTTACATGAAGTTTGTGGAATGGGGGACAACGAAACAGCCCCCACAAGACTTCCTTTACAACACAATGGAAGAATGCCGCGGACAGTGGGACACGATAGCAGATCAGGAATATCAGAAGTTATTGAATGAAAAGCTGGGAGGATGACACATGGACATTGTGAAGAAGACACTGGATGCGCTTGAAGTGCTGGAAGCAGAAGGAATCACAGTACAGCAGGGCTGGTATGACGCAGACATCAAGGGACTGCATGTGACTGTGTGGAATCTGGGGGACTACGGCGGCGAACATTCGGACGATGACGAAGAAGTCGAGATTGCAGCAGTGCAAGTGTGCATCTGGTCAAGTACAGATCAAATCAGGTTAAAAAAGAGAATCAGGCGACTTATGAAAAAGGCAGGATTCGCATTCATGGGCGCAAATGACAATCTTGAAACAGATACAAAAATATTTATGAATGCCGCAAGATTCATGGCGGCAGAAGAAGCAGAACAGGAGGACGAAGAAGAATGAGTGAAGCAGGAAAGCAGATCATCAGATCAAGAACAAAGTCGTTTCGTGACATTTATGTCGCACCAGTAACACAGAACGATGCGACAGCATACGCAGCAGGCACACCAGTCAAACTTGCGCGTGCTATTTCAGGAAAAGTGTCTGATAAATTCAGCGTTGAAAAGATTTACAGCGATGATGGAGTGGAGGACACAGTTGAAACCTACGAAGGAACAGACGTGGAGTTTGAAGTCAATTCGCTTGCACCGCAGGACAAAGCAATGTTGTTCGGTCATTTATACAAGAATGGCTGGCTTGTGAAAAACAAGGACGACAAAGCACCTGAAGTCGCTGTCGGATATAGAGCAAAGAAGCTGAATGGCAAGTATGAATTTGTATGGCTTTATGTCGGAACATTCGGTCAGGGATATGACGACAACTATCAGACACAGGAAGACAAGGTCACAACACAGACAGCAACGCTGAAGGGCAGTTTCTACGAACGCGCATGTGATGGAAACTTTGAAACACAGGTTGACGAAAGCAACCTTCTGACAGAACACACGGACGCAGCAGCAGCAATCAAAAACTGGTTCGGAAAGGTACAAGAGCCAACAGAAGCGGCGTAAAAGAACAATAGGAGGGCAAACACAATGAAAAGAAAGTTAATTATAAACGGCAAAGAATATGAAATGCCAAAGATGGACGTTGACACCTATATGGAATATTTGGAGGTTAGGGACGACATCATGGGGACTGAAAAGAAAAGCGGACTTTACACCGCAGAACAGTTCCGAAAGATGCTGGACTGCATTTGCATGGTTTACGGCAACCAGTTCACTGTTGACGAGTTGAAGGACAAGGAAACAGGACTGGGAGTTGCAGCAATCATCATGGAATTTGCACTGATCGAAGAATCGCTGGGCGATGAAGTCAACGGAAAGGTTGAGAAGCTACAAAAAAATTTTACAAGTGGCAAATAATACCCGAACTGACGCTGACGTGCAATGAAAAAGAATATATATGCGCGTCAGTATCGGTTGAAAAGTACAGAGCATATACAGAACTTATGGAAAAGAACAACGGCGATGATGTTGCATCTGCGTTTCAATTCAATGCAGCAATTATGAAAATGATATTCGGCATATCTGAAAGGGAAGTGCTGAAGGCAGATGTCGCAGAACAGCTGGCAACAGCAAAGATGATTCATTTTGTGATGCAGGACATCATCACACCGAAGTTCCTTGAATTAAACCCAAACAGACCAGATGAAGTCGAACAGGAGAAGTCAGCATTCGATGATTATGACGAAGAAAACGGCTACAACGAAGCTGAAAAGCAGCTGGACGATGAAAACATCTGGAAAGTGTGCCGCGACAATGTGGACAGGGTTGTAAAGCTGTGTATAAAAGGGCTGAACGATTCACTTTCAAATGTTATGAAGTCGGATATTATGAGCCTTTTGGATCATGTGGCGTTCGAGATCAAGACCATCAACGAAAAGTGATGAAAGGAACGTGCATATATGGCGCAGGCATCAATCAAGATCGGTGCTTCAATGTCAGAATATCAGTCGGCGATGAAAGCGGCGGTCGCAAGCATGAAAGAACTGTCGTCACAGTACAGTCTTGCTGCTGCAAACGCCAAACTGTACGGCACGAAATCTGACGCGTTAAAGGCGAAGATCAGCGAACTTACACAGAAAATGGATGTCCAGAAGACGAAAGTCGCGGATTGTAAAACACATTATGAAACGCTGACAACACGACTGGACAACAACAAGAAAAAAAGCGAAGAACTGAAGACAAAAGTCGCAGAACTGTCAAGAGCCTATGAGGAAAGCAAGGAAGCGACTGGCGAAAATTCAGAAGAAACAAAGAAATTAAAAACAGAACTGGACAAAGCGGAAAAGCAGCTGGCAACAACCGAAGCACAAACAACAAAGTATGAAGCAGCAGTCAAGAAGCAGGGGGCAGCAGTCACACAGGCTGAAGCTGACCTTGCGAACATGGAAGTGCAGCTTCGTGATGTCAATGCGGAACTTGCGCGCCAGAAGTTCGATGAATACGCGGAAAAGGCTGGAAAAGTCGGACAGGCAGTGCAAACAGCAGGACAGCACATGATGAAGGTCACAACCGCGATCGGCGGCGTGGCAGCGGCATCGGTAACAGTTGCAGCAAACTTTGAACAGCAGATGTCAAAAGTGCAGGCAATCAGCGGAGCAACAGCAGAAGAAACTGACAAGCTGACAGAATCAGCGCGTCAGTGGGGGCGTGATACAAAGTATTCAGCAACCGAAGCAGGCGAAGCGTTTGAATATATGGCACTTGCAGGCTGGAAGACGGATGACATGCTGGAAGGCATTGGCGGCATCTTGAATCTGGCAGCAGCATCCGCGATGGACTTGGGAACAGCTTCAGACATCGTCACAGACTATCTGACAGCGTTCGGGCTATCGGCAAAGGACGCAGGAAAATTCGCAGACGAAATGGCTTATGCAATGAGCCATTCAAACACAACAACCGAAGCACTTGGAGAAGCATATAAAAACTGCGCTGCGACAGCTGCTTCAATGGGATATTCGGTGGAAGAAACAACAGCAGTCTTGATGACAATGGCGAACGCTGGCGTTAAAGGCGGCGAAGCAGGAACAGCCCTGAACGCTATTATGACAAGACTTGCGACAGATACAAAAGGCTGTGCAACCGAACTGGCGAAGTATGGTGTTGAAGTGTACGATGCGCAGGGCAACATGAACAGCCTGTCAAGCATACTGACAGGAGTGCGCGGCGTATGGAATAACCTGACAGACGAACAGCAAGCGAACCTTGCAAAGACAATCGCAGGAACGAACCAGTTTTCAGCATTGCAAACAATCATGTCTGGCTTGTCAGATGAAGCGATTGCAAGCGGAATGTCCTTCAGTGACTATGCTGAAGCATTACAGAATTGTGACGGCACTGCATCAGACATGGCGGCAACAATGCAGGACAATTTGCTGGGAAGACTGACACAGCTGAAGTCGAAGCTGGAAGATATTGGAATAACTGTGGGAAATGCACTGCTTCCATTCATGGAAAAGGCAGTGGCGAAGATTGGAGAACTTGCAGACAAGTTCGCAGCATTAAGCCCACAGCAGCAAGAAACGATCCTGAAAATTGCAGGCGTTGTGGCTGCGATCGGTCCTTTGCTGACGATAGTCGGAAAAGCTATCAGCGTATCTGGACAGCTATCATCAGGGATCGGAAAAGTTGTTGGCAAGCTGGCGGCAATGGGAACAACAGCGTCAGGAGCAACAGGCGGCATGGCTGTCCTGAAAGGCGCGCTTGCGGCGATCACATCGCCAGTCGGAATTGCGGTCGCTGCGATCGCAGCAATCACGGCAGTCATAGTGACGCTGTGGAACACGAACGAAGACTTCAGGAACAAGATCACGGAAATCTGGGACAGAATCAAAACAGTGTTCACAGAGTTCGGACAGCACATCACTGACAAGCTTAATTCGCTGGGCTTTGATTTTGAAAACTTCGGGGAAGTGGTCAAGGCAATCTGGGAAGGCTTCTGCAATTTGTTAGCACCGATCATCGAAGGCGTGTTCAATAATATCGCAAATGTAATTGAAACAACGCTGAATGTGATCACAGGCGTGTTTGATTTGTTCGTGTCGTTATTCACAGGCGACTGGTCAGGGGCTTGGGACGCAGTAAAAGGAATATTTGAAAGCGTATGGAATGGGCTGAAGGAATATATCAGCAATATTCTGAACACAATCAAGGGCGTTGCTGACGCTTTTCTGGGCTTATTTGGTACTTCATGGGATGAAGTATGGAATAGCATCAAGACAACCTTTGAAAACATCTGGAACGGCATTGTATCGTTCTTCACAGGCATACTTGACGGAATAAAGAACGCAGTAACAACAGCATGGACAGCAGTCAGCACGACAATTTCAGATGTACTGACAGGAATCTGGAACACAGTCAGCAACATATTCACGACAATCAGGGACTTTGTATCAACAGTCTTTGAAACAATCAAGAACGTGATCACAGTCGTTATTATGGCGATTGCAGAGTTCTTCAGCGCAGCATTTGAAATCTTGACAGTTCCGTTCCGATTTATCTGGGAGAACTGCAAAGATACAATCATTTCAGTCTGGGATGCAATCAGTACGAAGATACAGACAGCAATCACGTTTGTACAGAATATCATCACGACAGTATGGAACGCGGTCAGCGGTGTATTCACGACAGTGTGGACAGCAATCAGCACGACAGTGTCGAATGTCTGGAACACGATCAGCACGAAGATACAGACGACATTGCAGACGATCCAAAATATTATCACGACAGTATGGAACGCGGTCAGCGGTGTATTCACGACAGTGTGGACAGCAATCAGCACGACAGTTTCAAATGTTGTGAACAGCATCAAGAACACGATCACGAATGTGTTCAATGCGGTCAAGACGACAGTCAGCAACATATTCAACAGCGTGAAGTCAACAGTGACATCAATCTGGAACAGCATCAGCAGCACGATCAGCAATGTTGTGAACAGCATTAAGAACACAGTCAGCAACGTGTTCAACACATTAAAATCAACAGTCAGCAACGTGTTCAACAGCATAAAATCAACAGCAACATCGGTCTGGAATGCAATCAAGAACGCAATAACAACACCGATCAACGCTGCGAAAAACGCTGTACACAATGCAATCGAAGCGATCAAGTCGAAATTCAACTTCACATGGTCACTTCCAAAACTGAAATTACCACACCCGAAGATCACAGGAAGCTTCAGCCTGAATCCTCCATCAGTACCACACTTTTCAATAGACTGGTACAAAAACGGCGGTATTATGAACGATTCAATGATCTTCGGAATGAACGGAAACAAGCTGCTTGCTGGCGGCGAACCAGAAACAGGCGGCGAAGCTATTCTTCCGCTAAAACCATTCTATCAGGAATTGAACTCAATACTTGATGAAAAGCTGAAGAATATAGAGTCAGGAACGAATGTGAAGGTTGAAAATCATACATACATTGACGGCGAAGAAGTGGCAAGCAAGACATACACGAAAGTGGATGAACAGCTTGTGGAAGATAAAAGGAAAGGAAGGTAAGGCAGCATGAAAGTGAATGGCATTGACGCAAGAAAATACAACGCGAAGCAGCTGACAGCCGAAGTGCTGCCGCCTTCGCTTGCTGTCAATTATGAGATCGTGACAGGCGCGATCCTTCCGACAGAATTTGAAACAGACATGGAACTGGGAAAACTGAAGCTGTGCATGTACTTCAGGGGCAAGGATAGAAACAGCCTGATCAGGAAGATGTCAGCATTTCTGGAAAACTTCACAAAGTCAAGCGTGCTGGAAGTGGATGGCTACAAAGGGAAGTTCAAGGCATACACAGCAAGCAGCGACTATTCAAAAATGAAAGTGAAAACCAGATACAAGCTGAACATCGTTCTTGAAGGCTATTTTTTTGATGATGAATTAAATCTGGAATATGACGGAATCACACAGACAACGATTGATCGACAAGGGACACGAAAAGCACCAGCGATCATTGAAGTCTATGCGAAGAAGGCGTTGAAGAATTATAAAATCAGCGGATTTGAAGACGACATCATCGTGGAACAGCTGGCAGCAGGGCAGACGATCATCATTGACGGAGAAGAAGGACGAATCACGAACAATGGCGCGGACGCATTCGGAAGTGTTGACTTGTGGAAATTTCCAGCAATCACACAACAGCAAACAGCCTTGAAGTTTTCAAATGCAGATGCAGTCGTTCGGATCAGGTACAAGCCTATGTGGATATAAGGAGGAAGACGGATGCAGATTTTCAATGACAAAAAGCAGCGTGTCGGAATCCTGAAGGGCTTCAAAGACAGAAAGATTGTGAAGACGCTTGATTCAGGCGACAAGGAATTGACTTTCAAATATCCTTCGGACGGCAAGCAAGTTGACCTTCTGAAAGAAGAATACTACATCAGGACGAAAGAAGACGAATACGTCATCAGGAAAAGAAAGACAGGCACACAGTTCAACGAATACACAGCGCAGCTGAATGTCGAAGAACTGGAAGGCGCGGTCTTTCCTTATGGCTTTGAAAGCAAGGAACAGACGATCAGGGCGTGTCTTGAATTTGCCTTTGAAGGAACAGGCTGGAAGGTTGGCGTGTGCCAGATCGCAAAGAAAAGGACAATCAACAAGGATGAAGAAACGAACGCATGGAAAGTCCTTCAGGACTGTTTGTCAACATATCGTGCAGAATGCAAGATCAACAGCCTGACAAAGACAATCGACATATACGAACAGATTGGATCAGACCGCGGACGATACTTCATCGGAGGACTGAATCTGAAGAAACTGACAGTGACTTCCGACACATACGATTTTTATACACGCCTGATCCCTTTAGGAAAAGACGGAATCGGAATTGAATGGCTAGGAAAGCCATATCTTGAAAATTATCAGTACAGCAGCAAGATCAAGACATATGTGTGGAGCGATGAGCGATACACGAACACGACAAGCCTGATAGAAGACGGCATCGCGAAACTGGACGAAATGTCGAAGCCGTATGTCGCCTATGCAGCAGATGTGATTGACCTTGCAAGACAGTCAGAGAAATACAGCAGCGTGTTTGATTATGACATAGGCGACACAGTCTGGATGATTAGCAGGAAGACACGCACAAAGGAAAAACAGCGAATTGTGAAGCTGACGGAATATCCTGAAACACCACAGAACAACACTGTCGAACTGTCGAATGCAACAAAGACATTCGCTGAAGTACAGCAGGAAGCAACAGATCAGGCGAAGTCAGAAGCAATCAAGATTGCTAACAGTAGCGCGAAGAAAGTTCTTGAAGATAGCTATTACACGAAGACAGAGGTTGAAACACACATAACAGCATCGAAGGAAGAAATCGAACTGGGCGTGTCAAAGACCTACGAAACGAAAACCATTGTCGATCAGAAGATCAAGAGTGCAAACGATCTGACAGATGAAAAGTTGACAGAATACAGCACGACAGAACAGATGCAGGCTGCAATCAACCTGAAAGCGGAAGAAATTGATCTTTCAGTTTCAAAGACCTATGAAACGAAGACGACAGTCACAGAGAAGATCAAGAGTGCAAACGATCTGACAGATGAAAAGTTGACAGAGTATTCCACAACAGAAGAAATGAATGCGGCTATCAAGGTGCAGGCAGACAGCATCACGACAGAAGTTAAAAAGAAGGTCAATAGTTCGGAGTTCGGCACGAAGATCACACAGAACGCGTACAACGTGCGTGTCGCTTGGAATGGCAACAGCAAATATATACAGCTGGAAGCAGGACAGCTGGCGATCTACAACGGCGAAGTTTCAACATCACAGAAAAGGGCTGTATTTGACGAACAGGGAAATCACTTCTATCGCGATGGATATTATGTCGGAAAGATTGGAACAAACCAGTGGTCGGGGAACAACGCGCACAAAGGGCTTGTGTTCGATCTGGACTATCAGGGAAAATACATGGCATTTGCGCAGATGAAATCACAGGGCACAGGATCATACACAACAATGTTGTGCTTCTCACGCGCGAATAGTATATATGACCAGTACGGCATCCATCTTGGCTGCGACTTTTATGGACACTGGTTTGACTTGTACAATGTCGATCTTCACGACTGCAACGCGAATGGCTACGGAGTGGCAGACGGAAAAAGTATCCCGATAATCACAGAAATTCACGACAATGGAAATGGTTCAATCGGCTGGACGACATCATCAATCAGTGTAAGAAACGGAATGATCACAGCCGTTCCACAAGGGAGTTCAAACATATAATGAGTGAAAATATTATCATCGAAGAAGATACAAAAACAGAAGTACATGAAATGATCCTTGACATGCCTGAAGGCGAAAAAGGAATCGAAGAAGAAAACACAACAGAAACACAAAACGTAACAAAGAACACGCTTCTTGCACAGATGGATTCAAAACTTGACTTGATCCTTGCATATCAGGAAGCAACACTGGAAGGCTGACAGGAGGATAAAGCATGAAACCGATCGAACAAAGAATTGCATGTGCGAAAGGAGAAATCACAGACGCGATCGTGACAGCAAGCACAGTCCACGGACTGTCAGCAACAGCCATTGAAGGCGTGCTTGCTGACGCACTGCAAGAAATCAAATCGCAGGCGAAGACAGAACTGCTGAATGCATACAACAGGGATATGAACGAAGCACATCAGGAAATCAAGAAACTGAAAGAAGAACTTGAAAAGGCACAGGCAGCAGCAAAGAAAACATTGAAGACCGAACCTGACACAGATCAGGAAGGAGGGGACGACAATGGCGACAGAACAAATGCAGCTAATAACTGACATAACACTGGAACTGACAGGCGATGAACGCTTGTATATGGCATCTGCGAAGCAGGGCGACAAGCGCACACGATTCATCAGGATCGCGCTGACGAATAATGGCAAGGTATTCACGATCCCGACAGGGTACATTGCGATCGCAAATATCAAGAAGCCTGACAAACACTTCTGCTATAACGAATGCAAAGTGACGGACAACAAAGTCATGGTCGAACTGACAAATCAGGCACTTGCAGCAGCAGGAACAGCGCACTGCGACATTGAGATCAGGGACGCGCAGAACGTGTATGTGTTATCTTCACAGGCGTTCACAATCGAGATCGAAGAAACAAACAGGAATGATGCTGCGATTGAAAGCTGCAACGAGATCACGGCACTTGAAAACAAAGTGCAGCGGTACATCGACAATATAGTTCAAACAAAACAGGATATTTTGTCGGTAGAAGCTGCGATGAAGGTTGCTGAAGCTGCCAGAGCATCGGCAGAGGTTGACAGGATAAATGCTGAAGCCCGAAGAAACAAAAGTGAAAAGGACAGGGAAACAGCGGAAACGGCAAGACAACAGCAGCTTCAGATCATGCAGGAAGCGACAGGGGCGGCGAACAATGCTGCTTCTTCAGCGAATACAGCAGCAGGAAAAGCAAACACGGCAGCGGCACGCGCTGAAGAAACATACAAGTCACAGGAAGAATTGCAAAAAATGTATGAAAAGATGCTGGACATCAAGGGAGCAGTCGGAAGCACGATTGACGGCGGCACAGCGATCAGCATTGATCCGATGACTTGCGATGGCGGCACAGCATTCACAACAGAGGAATGTGAAGCAGACGCAGGCACAGTGTAGGAAGGAGGAAACACAATGGCAACATGGACAGTCAAACCAAAGAAGGACACGACAGCGAACTGGAAGGCTTCAGGACGCATCCTTGAAGTGAATGAATGGGGCGTTGAAGAAACTGCATCAGGAAAGTACATCTTGCGAATTGGAAACGGAAAAGATAAGTTTCTTGACCTTCAGCCAGTTGTTGACGTTGAGCGCTTCGAGTGTAACGTTCTTTT